AGGCCCGCCGGCCCGCAGTAGTGTACGTTCATGTGAGACCTCGGTATGGGGTTCGTTCGTGGCAGGGGGCTTCCCTCCGACAGCCGCTCGACAAGTTGGCGGCGGGCCGGCGGGCCTCGAATCCGGATCGGCACGGGGTCACTCCGGTCGTCTCTTACGCTCCTTGGACCGCGTCGGCTCAGGGGCGGCGGGGGCGGCGTCCCGCAGTTTCGGCGTGGAGTAGTAGTTCTGGCCGTGCAGGTAGGCCAGCGACTCCAGGGCTTTCTTCTTGTGGTCGAGGGCGTCCACCAGGGCTTGGATCATGTCCTGGCGGTACTTCGCCTTGTTCAGATGATCCAGGGCTTCGGCGTACTCCTTCGACACGATCATCGCGGCCTGAACCGACGGGATGCTGGGGTTGGCCCCCAGGTCGTACTTGTCGGGCGACTTCCGGATGCGGCGGCTGACCGTCGCCTCCACGACATCCAGGCGGGCCTTCGACTGCGCCACCCGGTAGCGGGCCGTGGCCAACTCGGTGGCGGCTTCGTAGAAGGTCTCCGGCTGGGCCACCCACTCGACATCCAGCTTCGTCGAGTCGATCCGCACGGGATCGACACTGGCGTCCAGGTCTGTCTCGTCGGCGTCGGTTTTCATGTCTTAGTCCTCGGACGGGAGCGGCTATTCTACGGCGGGGATCGCCCCCCGCCCACACGAATTTAAGTCAGCGCGGCGGCAGTCACTTCGCCGCCTTTCTTTCTATTTTTTCCCGGAAAGCACGACGACCTCGTAGCACGCCAGAGCCAGTCCGGCCGCCTTGGAGTCGAAAAAGTTGGCGGCGAACCGGTCGATGATCAGGGCCGCCCTCGGTGCCATCGTCCCGCCCCCCAGCAAGACCGACCGGGCGTACCCCATCACCATGTACCTGACCGCCTCCGGCTCGTCCGCGACCGCCTTCAACAGCGCGGCGACTTCCGACCACGAACAGCGGGGGTTCATCAGGGCCTTCGCCACCGCGAACCCCTCGGCCTTGAAGGACGCTTTGGCCACCGCGTCGGCCTGCTCTTCCGGGTTTTCGATGTTCATCACCTGGTTCAGCATGACGAGCGCCTTCCGGGGCGACCCCTCCGACTCGTTCACGATGGCGGCGTAGGTGTCGTCGCCCACTTCGAGTCCGTACTTCTTCACCGCCCGGTCGAGCAGGAGTCGAATGTCCATGCCATCGACCTTCTTGAGCTTGATCTCGGTACACCGGCTGATTATCGTGGGCAGCAGCTTGTTCGGGTCGGTCGTACACAGGAAGAAGTAGACGTGCTTCGGCGTGTCTTCTAGGAGCTTTAGGAGGGCCGTCATCGCATCGCGGGTGAGGTGGGCGCACTCGTCCAGGATGTACACCTTACTCTTCCCCTGGAGGGGATGATTGACGCACGACCGCCGGAGTTCCCTGGCCAGTTCGATCCCCCGGTTGTCGGCGCAGTTGATCTCTTTCACTTCCTCGGCGTGCGCCCCCGTCAGCCCCGCCGCAATGCGCGCCAGCGTCGTTTTGCCGCACCCGGACGGGCCGACGAACAGAACAGTATGCGGGATGCTAGCGGCGAAGGACGACAGCACTTTGACGGCCTCCGGCTGACCCACCATCTGAGACAGTTTCGTCGGCCTCATCAGCTTGTACAGTTCGGTGTCGAGCATGTCAGTCGTCCTCGGAAGGTATGCGAATCACTCTGACCGGCTTTCCCGTAGCCCTGACCAGACTTTTGTGAGCCGTCACCAGCGGCGACCGGTCGTCGAACACCACGAACCCCTTGGCGGCGGCGGCGAGCGCCGGATCGAAGGCGTCCTTCTTACCCAGTTCCCGGAACACCCGCACGTCGTACCAGTGGCGGCCGGCGTACCACTTGGCGACCTCTTCGATGCCGCCGTACAGCGAGTACGACAGACGACTCCGGATCCCTAGTACCAGGACTTCTACGTTCGACAGCCACCACGTTTCGTTATCCAGAACGTCGCGCACGAACTTGTTGTGTTCGGTCGGGTCCATGTTCGCCGGCCCGATCAGACCGAGCGGATACGCCCTCGGCTTGACCACGCCGTTCAGGAATCTCTTGGGCATGGGAGGATTCTCATTTGATGACGGGACTCCAGACGCCGTTCTTCGGAAGCCACTGGGCCTTGTCCGCCCACGCCCCGCCGACGGGGGACACCTCGGCTTCGGCCTCCAGGGGGACCGTGAGCCACGCCCACGCCGCCATGATGTCCTTCGTCATCACCCGGTAAGAAATCTCCAGGAAGTTTTGAATCTCCCGGTCGGGCACGTCGCCCAGAATCGAGTCGTGGACCTGGCCGATCACCCTCCCCTTCATCTTGTACTTCCGGAGTTCCCGCTGAACCCGGACGAGGCACCACAGGAGGCAGTGAAAGGCCGGGCCTTGCACCGGGAAGTTGAGTACCTGATTTCTCCGCATCGGCACGCTGGCCGACGTGAACCCGGTGGCCATGTGAATGTACCCCGTTCGCTGGTACGAATCCCACAAGTCCCGCTTCCACTTGGTGAACACCTTGAACCGCTTGTCCCACATGACCCGTTCGGCCTTCAACACCAGGGCGGCGAACGTCCCCTCCTGGGGCGGGTCTTTGGGGTCGCAACTGCCCAGTCCCTTCACCCCCTTCGATTTCAGGTGAGCCATCACCGACAAGCCCGTGCCGGGGACTTCGGCGGACGACGCGACCACGGCGTCCCACAAGTTCGGCGCGCACTGAAACCATACGCTCCCGTAGAACTGGGGGAAGACGAACCGGTTCTTGGCCCAGTCCCGCGTTGACTTCTTGTCCACCTGGGAGTCGTCTAGCAAGAACAGGTCTTTCGCCACGTCCCGGTGCATGTCCCCGTTACCGATTAAGTAGTTCATCAGGGCGGGGTCGCCGGTGCAGCACCCGGCGACACGCACCTCGGCCCCGGCGAAGTCGATCTCGACGATCCGCCGGTCGGGACCGCGCGGGATGAACGCCCGCCGGACGAGCGGCCCGTTGACCGGGTGTCGGACGGGGACGTTCTGGAAGTTGGGAGCCTCGCTCGAACTCCGGAAAGACGCCGCCTTGTGAAGGTTGAAGAACGGGTGCAGGTAGCCCCCCACCTGTTCGGCCAGCCAGCCGTCGATGTAGGTGGAGCAGAGCTTCCTGATCTTCCGGAGGGTCATCAGGTCGCGGACGAACGGGTGGTCGATCTTGTCGAGGATCTCTTCGCTCACGGCCAGCTTGCCGTTCTTGTTCCGGCGGGTGCCCGGCGGCGGGGCGATCTTCATCATGGAGAACAGAACCTCACTCAACTGCTGTTCGGACGTGATGAGGGCCTTCTGCGCGAACCGCTTGCGCCACGCCCGCCACACGTCCGACTCTTTCAGGCGACCGACGCGGACGGCTTCGTCGGCCCGCAGTTCGACCCGCTTGGCTTCCAAGTAGTCTACGTCTATCCGGATGCCGTTGTGCTGAACCACTGCCAGTTCTTCGCACCCGTCGTGCCACAGCCGGAGGGCGTCGGCCGTGGCCGGATGAAGTCGGCCCGCAGTCATCTCCAGTCCTCCAAGTTGACGCCGACCATCTTAGACTGGCGGCGGGCGACAAGGTACTCCATGCGGGAGTCTATGGCGCAGTAGGTGAGTAGCGTCCGCTGGTCGATCTCGTGAACCCGGTTCAGGGCGTTCGCTCCCGCCGCCCCCAGGTACTTATCGACGCCGCCGTTCCACGGCTCTACCCCGAACAGGGCGAACGCCTGGAATTTGATCGAGGTGATCCCGTCCGCCGGGTCGTCGCCCCGCGCGTCGAGGACGTGGGCCACCTGCATCGTGTCCCACACCCACCGGTTGACCCGCGTCCGCAGCTTGGCCATGCACCAGCGAGTCTCGAACATCATGTTCGACGCGACCTTACCCACCGTATCACTTCGCAGGAGTCTTATCATCGCCGCCTGAACGACCGGCGTCCACATGAACGCGATAGTGTTGTTCCCGTTGTAGCACACCGAACAGCACACGATCCGCTGGGCGGCGAGGTCCGGCTTGAGTCCGGTCGTCTCGAAGTCGAAGGCGACGATTCCACCCCTCTCGACGACCGCGTCGAGCCACCGGACGGCTCTGACTTCTCCCACCAGGGACACACCTTTAGCCGGATCGGTCACCGTCACGTCGTCGTCCACCTTGCCGACGGCCGCCCGGACGTGCCCGTCGAACAGGATGGACGGGACTGCCGTCCTCCTTCCGCCGAGTGACCCGTCCCCGTCGGCGGCCAGGGCCGCCCCTTTGGGATCGACGGTCGGACACACCCACGCCCCCAGCGGCGGCAGGGGAATCTGGTAGCCGCTCCACCTGCTGGCCGCCATGCGGTCCCCCGGCGGCCGGAACGGGGCGATGACCGACTGAATAGCCAGGTCGCCCATCGGGATGATGACCTTCGGCTTGTACTTGTCGATGGCCTGACGCACCAGGGGGCGGCAGTGCCGGACGGCCACGCCCGTTGACTTCTCGCCGCCCGTCGTGTCCGGGCGGCACGACAGGGCGTTCATTATCACCACGTCGGCCGTTGACCGCCCGACCCGCGACAACGTCCGGGACAGCAGCGCCGCCGCCGCCCCGGAAATCGACTTGCCGACTAAGTCGGAGTGGGTGTCGGGGAAGTCGCCGATGACCAGTACGTCCCCGCTGCCGGCCGGTTTCATCTTCGGCGAGTTGCACGTTTTGTAGTACCCGCAGTCCCCGCACCGGGGGGCCACTCCGACGAACTTGTCCGGCGTCTTCTGTCGGTCACTGGCGGCTACTCCGTGGGGGAAGAAAGACACGGGCTACTCCGCTTCGGTAGTTTTGGGCGGGACGACGGTGAGGCTGACCAGGTACGTCAGCCGCCCGACGACGACTTTCAGCGACCGCTGGTTCAGGGAACACTCCGGGTGATTCGTCGTGATCGTCTGGAGGAGTTTGGGCGGGATGTGGAAGGTGATCGGCGGGCCGTCGTACTTCACCCGCTTCACCTCGACGTGGTTCCCCATCGCCCCTTCGCCGGTGATCCGGGCCTGCCCGTTGGCGAGGCACACCAGCACCTTGTCGTCGTCGGCGTTGTCGGCGGAGAACACGCCGGCGTTCTCCGCCGACTCTCCCAGACCTTTAGGCAACTCGGCGTCCACTCGCCCCTCCTCGTCTTCCAGCACCGAAGTCAGATCGACGTACTCCTCGTCGTGCTTTCGGCAGGCGATCACCATGCCCTGGCCGCCCTCGAAGAACAGCCAGCTTCCGGCGACGGCCATCCGCCGCAGTTCGACCGCCAGGACGGCCTTGACGGCCTCCTTCCGGATGAGCAGGTTCCGCTTGAGGCCGGGAATCTTTAGCCGGTAGCGGCTCACCTGATTGTTGTCGCACGCCTCCATCCACTTGGGCGTGATGTGAATGCAGGTGTACTTGAAGTCGGCTTCGTCCGCCCCGGCGCACTTCTCCACCAGGGCCAGTCCGTCGGCGAACCCGTCGGGGATGGGGAAGTAGTCGGCATCGGCCGGTGGCGCGACGGTGTTGATCGGCAGTCTCACCTCGGCTTCGACGCGGATTGTCGTCCGCTTGTTCTTCCCCTTGATGACCAGGGACGTGCCGCTCGACGACAAGTCGAGGTCCTCGTCCAGCAGCTTGGGCAGGAGGGTGAGCAGCGGGCCGGACGGGACGGCGATGCCCGACTCCGGCGTGAACGCCGACGGCCCCCAGCAGGCCACCTCGTCGTTGAAGGTCATCACCTTCCCGTCGGCGAAGGCGAAGCAACTCGCCTGGTCTACGATGTCCTTGGGCGACAGACCGGCCCGCACCGCTTCCAACTGAGCTATCAACACGGATCGTTTGATCTTCACACGCCCTCCTTTATGTCTTTCCAGATTTTGTAACGGACGATGTCGCTGATGATGGTCTGATCGACTCCGAACTTCTCTCCGAGAACGGCCTGCGTGTACCTCCCGGTCGCGTACAGCCTCCGGATTTTAGCCACCTTCACTTCGTTCAGCTTGGCGTTATGGTGGAGAACCCCCCGCACCGGACGTAACAGTCCGGTGCGGGAAGCGTGTAGTGCGTTATCCGTGAGTAACCCACTCCAAGTTCGCCGCCACGTTGTTCGCCTTGTCGCCGTCCTTGTGATTCACTTCCGGCAGATCGTCCGGGTTGGGCACGAAGGCGAGAGCGACCAGCCGATGAACCGAGAACCACCGACCTTTGCCGTAGTACGAGAACAGCCGGAGTCCCAGGTAGCCTTTGAATGTGGGGCACGCCGTAAGAAGAAGAGGTACCTTACGGCGGAAAGACAGAACCCGCCCGCGAGAACTCACGGCGTAGTCCGCGTATCCCACCACCCACCGCCACCTCTCTTTAGTAAGTACCACGTCAGATGCCCTCCCGGATTCTTCGTAGGTGTTCTTCTAGGTATCGGACATTGGACGGCGACTCATTCGTGTAGTAGTAAGAAAGTAAGCGTCTCTTAATCTGAAACTCAAGCGGGTAGGGCATGGTTTGGCCCGCAAAATAGATGTGCTTCACCGGCAAGACGGCGTTAGACCGGGCTACGAACTTCGAGTTCACCTTGGCCCGCATCTCGAAACTGTTCGTCACTCCTTTACCTTCGGGCGGTGCCGGGCGTAGAACCAGGGTTCCCTTCGTCTGCCAGATTTCCCCGGCGGGAACGTCCAGCTTGTACTTCTGGCCGGCGGGAACGGGTATGTATTGGCTGGTCCCCATGCACACCCCGCAACTGGCCAACCACCTGCCCATCCGCTCCTGGAGTAGCGGGCTGAGGGTGTCGTAGTGCTGTTGCCGGTCGCGCTTCGTCGATTGCGGCGTGGTGAACACGACCATCGGCTTGGTGTCGTAGTCGAACCTGCCCGCCCGCTCGATGGGCAGGTAGATCGCCCCGTAGTTGGCGAAGTCCTTCCAACTGGCCGAATCGACCGAGTGCCACTCCCACACCTTCATCAGGTCGTAACTCGTCACGGCGAACCCGTGCGTCATAACGACCGGCCTGCCGGCCCCGTCGAACACCTCCTTTCTCAGAGTCCTCAGCCACTTCGTCCGCAAGCCGGTGGACTTGTGGGCGCTGCCGCCCAGGCCGACGTAGGGGCAGCCGAACGCCAGGATTTTCCGCAGGTGGCTCAGCGACGCCCCGTAGTGGTACACGGGCAGCACCTTGTCTCGCGGCAGTTCCTGGATCATTTGCAAGTAGTTGTCCCAGGAGGCGTTCGACGCCGCCTCGATGACCGTCGGGGACGACGAGGTCGGAATCACGTCGAGGTTGACGTAGTACGAGCAGTCCGGGTGTTCCCGGCAAAACCGGATGTAATCGTGAATGTCGATCACCTTGTTGGCCGACATGACCGTGTACGCCCCCGAATCGAGCATCATCAGGCGGCCGGACATTGTCCCCCTCCGGCGAAGAAATCGGTACTGTCGATGACCGCCGACAGGTAGACGGCGTCAGACACTTTGAGGCGGACGCACACGGTCGCCTCGTGGTACTCCATCGCACTCTGAATCGACACTAGAACCTGCTGGGCGGCGGCCTCCAGGGTAATCTCTTCGTCGGCCCACGACTCCAGCAAGGAGGCGACCCGCTCCGACAGGCGGAGCAGGTACGTCGTCGCCACTTCGCCCGCCGGCACGACTTCGCCGGACACCCGACACTTTCGGAGGGAACCGCCGAACAGGGCCGACCGGCCCTTGACCTCGAATTGAATCACCGGGAGGGCGGCGACGGGGGCCGACGGGCGGGGGGAACGGGATTCGCCCCCTGCGGGTACGATTCTCAGAGGCACAGCGGCCTATCCTTCGGCTTTTGCGGCCGTTTTGGGTTTTAGTGGGGCGGGAAAGATCGTGTCTTAAATCGGCCGTGAGACGCCCTTTCCCGCGCCCGAAAGAACGGCTATCAGGCGTGCCGAAGATCACCGATCAGCGACAGCAGTTCGGCACGCACTTCCGAAACCCGGAAATGACCGGTTAGCGACGACGTGATGGTGTCGGCCATCGGCTGGTTCACTCCTCGACAAGACATGCACCCGTGCGTGGCCCGGATGACGCACGCCGATCCTCTGGTCGTGACGTACCGGTCGAGTGCCCCGGTGATGTTTACGGTCAGTCTCTCCTGGACTTGAAGCCGTTTGGCGTACACGCTGACCAGACGGGACAGCTTGCTCAGTCCCACCACACCACGCGCCGGGTCGGGCAGGTAGGCAACGTGGGCTTCGCCGAAGAACGGCATCAGATGGTGTTCGCACAGACTGGCGAACTGGATGCCGCGGACGAGAACCATCTCGTCGCACTGGATCGGGAACAGTCGGAGTAGTTGCTCGACATCCCACTCGCGGTCGTCGTGCCCCGAAGTCATCTGTAGGAGGGCTTCGTACACGCGCTCCGGCGTAGCCTTCAAGTCCTTCCGGTCGTCGAAGTCGGGAATGCGGTATCGCATGAACTCTTCGATGCCAGCTACGAGGTTACCGCTGGTCATTTACTGCACCTCGTACAGGATGGGATCGGTGACGCCGTTGGCGGCGAAGGCTTCCAGCCGCTCGACGCAGGAGCCGCACTTGCCGCACGACCGTTCCTGATTCTTGTAGCAGGTGCGAGTATGCTGGAAGGGCACCTTCAAGGCGATGCCCGCCCGCACGATGTCCGCCTTGTCCATGTTCAACAGGGGGGTGTACAGGCCGACGGAATAATCCGTCGATTCGCACACGGCTTCGCCGGCCGCGCGGACGAACTCCGGCCGGCAGTCCGGGTAGATGTGATGGTCTCCCTGGTGAACGCCGAGGACGACCATCACAGTGCCTTCCTGCCGCATCCCGCCCAGTGACGCTTCGGCCACCGACGACAAGACCGACAGGAACATCAGGTTGCGGCCGGGGACGACCGTACTCCTCATGGTCTCGTCGTTGTAGTGGCCCTCCGGGATCGCGGCCGGGTTCGTCGCCCCCAGGGACGACACCTTAGCCGCCGCCGCCAGCGACGCCGACAGGTCTATCTTGAGGTGATTCGTCACCGCCGGGATGCCGTAGAACTGGCGCACCTTCTCGGCCGCCCTGGTCTCCCACACGCCGTGCTTGGAGCCGTAGTAGAAGGTGACGGCGATCATCTCGTCCGGCTTGAGTTTCTGGGTTTCCATGGTCATGGCCAGGGCCACGGTCGAATCGAGACCGCCGCTCAGGGCTATGACCGCTCTGACCTTCGACATTGGTCGTCCTCGGTGGGTTAGGGCGGACGGAAATGACGCCGCCCGCGACGAACTTAAAGTCGTCGCGGGCGGCGTCAGTTTTACTGAATTCTCAGGGGACACCGATCATTTTGTGCGTCTGCACCGACAAGCGGTGGCCGAACGTCTCGACCACCCACAGGGCCGCTTTCAGGTTCTTGGCGTTCTGCTCGTCGTCCTGCGCGTCTTCGGGCTGGACGTAAATCTGCCGACGACTGGTGTCTCCCAGCATGTCGAACGTGAACTTCACCGGCCGCCCCAGTACGACCGTGGGCAGACCGCGAGCCATGTCGATCTTGTCGGCGGTGACCACGAACTTGTACGCCGTCGCGTACTCCCGGATGAGCGGGTGGATGTACGACGCCTTCGGCGACACGACGACCGACAACTTGTCGCTCAGCCACGGCAGGTCTTCCAGCCCCAGGGTGCCGTTCGTCTCGATCTGCACGGCCAGACCGTAGTCGAGGGTGAGGTGGCGGACGAACGGCACCAGGGCTTCCTGTCGCATCGGCTCGCCGCCCGTGATGACGACGACCGAGCGGTTGGCCAGGATTTTCCAGCGGTCGCCGCCGGCAACGTCGCCCCACCTGTCGGCCCCGATCATGAGCAGGTTAACCGTGGCGGCCAGGGATTCGACCGCCACGTCTCTGGCGTCCGTCGTATAGTCGGTGTCGCAGGTCAAGCACCTAAGTGTACATCCGGCCAGTCGCACGAACACGGCGCGGGTGCCGGCGAGCGGCCCTTCTCCCTGGATGGTCAGCCAGGGAGAGCCGACCACGGAGAGGGTCGGCGGGTCGGTCAGGGGGACGACGGGACTGACGGGTTGTTCGTTCAGCACCACTAAGGGAGTCGTCACGACAGCCTCCTGTTAGGAGTTGGTGGGGTAATCGGCCCAGCAGTTCGGCGTCTCGTAGATGCGCACCTTCGACACGATCAGTTCGGGAAGGAGGCTTTGTGCCACTCCGAACAGGTACGCCGCCATGACTTCGGCCGTCGGGTTCTCCGCAAGGACGAACGGGAAGCGGCCGTTCTTGGCCCAGAATTCCCGGTCCTGCATCAGCGGATCGCCGACGTTGAGCAGTACGTTGTGATCCCACTCGCGGTCGATCCAGGTGCCGACCTTTTTCTTCACGACCCCGAAGTCCACCACGCGGCCGATGCCGTCGAGCGTCCGCGACTGAACGGTGATCTCGGCGACGTACCGGTGACCGTGTAAGTGATTGCACTTCCCTTCGTGCCCGTAGACCCGGTGGCCGGCGTCGAACTCCAACCGGCGGGTGATCGCGTGGCTGCTAACCATAGGTTTTCCGTGGGGGAGTGGGGCGTGAACGGCAGCCGCCCGCCGGGAAAGGTCCGGCGGGCGGCGGGTAGTCGAGGTCGCGTCGTGCGTCAGTCTTCGAGCGTGTAGTTCCCCAGGTCGTCGATCCAGAAGCCCCGCTCGCCCGACTTCATCTCCTTCTTGCCCAACTGGACGCCCCAGTTGGCCTTCAACTGACCGTTGATTTGAGAGTTGACCGTCACCGTCATTCCCTCGACGGTCCGCTCCGCGCCGAACTTCTTGCCCAGGGCGACGATGATCGTCGCCTTCGTGACCGGCTTAGCGGCGGACGCCTTCGACAGGTAGTTCACGATCTGATAGATGACCCCCGACTTCCGCGGCTTCTTGGGGGCGGCGGCTTCCTTGGCCGGCTTCTTCGCGGCGGGCTTGACCGGGACCGTCTTCTTGCCGCCCTTCGCCGGGACGGGCACCGGCTTCTTGCCGCCCTTCGCCGGGACGGGCACCGGCTCGTCGTCCTCGTCGTCTTCGTCGTCCTCGTCGTCCTCGACCGGGGGAGCGGGCTTCTTGGGGGCCTTGACCGGCGTCTTAGCGGCGGGCTTCGCCGGGACCGTCTTCTTCGCGGCGGGCTTCGCCGGGACCACCGGCTCCTCGGCTTCGGTGTCGGCATCGTCGGCTTCGGCTTCGGCTTCGGTGTCGGCATCGTCGGCGTCGTCTTCGGTGTCCGTGTCGGACACGACCACGACCGACCCGCCCGCCGCCACCTCTTCCATCGCGGCCACGGCCGCTTCGTGAAGGTCTTCGTCCTTCTTTTCCAAGTCGGCCAGGTCTTCGTCGTCGAGGTGATCGGCGAGGGTGCCGAGTTTCTGGGCCAGCCAGTCGTCGGTTTCCTTGTGGGCGGTCTTCGACACCTCGGACTTCCGGAACAGCGACACGACCGTGGCCCGGTCGAACGCCAGCGGCTCGCGGCCGGAGGTCGTTTTCGTCTTCGCCATGATCCCATCTCCCAGGAGGCGGGTGGGGTTATGCCCCACCCGCGGTTTCGCGGCCCCTCCCGCGAGTTTCGGAGGAGGGGGACTGAACACTCTACAGCTACAGTCATCGCGCCGGCAGTCAGTTTGACGGCTTTCTTTCTATTTTTTCGCCGCCGCGATCCAGAACCCGTCCTTCACGTTGCCCCGGAGGTCCACCCCACGGGAGATCAGGCCGGATTCGCAAAGCTGAGCCTTCACCGTGGCCAGCAGCTTGTCCGGATCCCTCTGGGGGATGGCGGCGACCAGGTACTCGTGCAGTTGCTTCCGGGTGAGGGGGGACTTGCGGGACGCCCGCGTCGTCAGGATGGAAATGATGGTGACGACGACGCCCGGCCCTTTGGCGGCGGCCGATGACGGGGGGTTTTCGAGAATTGTCTAGGTCACCTGGGGGGCGGCGACCGCTAGAAACTGGACAGGATGATCGGGTTGGCCACCGACAGGCAGCCGGCGACCGTGACCGTCGAACTCTCGCCGAACTCCGAGTCGCGTCCGGCCGGCAGGTTGAGTCGGTACACGCCCCGCTCTTTCTCCCCCGGCGACTGGTTGATGCCGAGCATGGCGGTGACGTGGGCGTTCTTCGTCTTACTCCCGGAGAAGTTCCCCTTGCCGATCAACTCCACGCTGTACGAGGCGGCGTTGGTCTGGCTCGCCGTCAAGACTAGCAGGTGTTCCCCGATGGACAGCGACCGGAGTTCGATCCACGTCCGGTCGATCCCCTCCCGGACGTCCGTCGTGCCCGGCGGCGGGGCCATGATGTCCGCGTAGTCCACGACGACGACCTCCGGCCGCCAGCCCGCCACCGCCCACCGCTTGAGGACCGACCGCAGGCCGATCACCGACAGAGTCCCGGTGCCGTGCGTGGACAGGCGGAACTTGTCCTGCTCGCCCCGCAAGTCGGTTTTAGTGATCTGCTGGAAGGTGGCCCACGCCGCCCGCCAGTCGATGTCTTCCGGGTACGCCTTGCAGTCCCAGGTGACTTCGGGCAGGCCGCCGTCCCGCATCTCCAGGAATGTCGGAATGCGGACCTTCTCGGTCGGCTTGGTGGCCTTGAGGGGGCGACCGACGGCGCGCGTCACCAGCCGCCGCATCATCTGCACTTCCGACAGGTCGCCGCACGAGAAGAACGCCACCCGCCGCCCCTGGAGGACGGCCTGCCACGCCATCTCTTGGAGGAAGAACGACTTGCCCCTCTTCTCCGGGGCCTCGAAGCCGACGAACGACTCGGCCTCGAACAGGATCTCCGTGAACGCCCCGAACGCGCCGGGGAATGCGATCAGTGGTTTGGCCTGCGTCCGGGACAGGACGGCCTGCTTCACCAGCCGTTTGCTGGCGAACACGTCCACCACGGCCCCCTCGCCGACCTCCACGCGGGGGGACTCGACCACGGCCGCCTCGGCCCGCTCCAGGTCGTTGGCAGACAGGGCGGCGTCGATCCGGTTGCGAATGCGGGTGAGCCGCGACCGGTTAATCACCCGCCCGGCCACGTCCAGGACGTGCGACGGGTTCATGGCCGCCGCCTCGTACTCGTCCGACAGTCCTCCCAGGAAGGTCCACACCATCCTCTCCGTCTCGGCGTCGTCCTGGTCTTCGGCCCAGATGTGAAACAGGTCCTTGACGTGCGCGCGGGGGGCGTCGGAGTAGTGCCGGAAGTAGTCTACGCACCAGCTTCCCACCAGGTCGGCCCACCGCTGGCCGAACAGGTCTTTCTTCCACACTTCGGCCAGCTTCGCCAGCACCTGATCGCTCACGATCATGCCGGTGACGACCAGCTTCAAGGCGGTACCGTCTCGCGGGGTGACCGTCATTCGGATGCTCTCGGCGTGTTATTCGGCGGGGGTAGGGCGGGCGTGGGCGTCCTTGATGACGGCGGCGGACAGGGCGTCGATGGCGGTTTCGCGTTCCCGAAACTCAATAAAAACGCCGTCCGCCGTCCAGTCCGGGTGATGGTAGACACTCATACTGCGCCTCCCACGGTGTCGATCCCCAGGGCGAGGAGTACGGCCGTCCCCGCCCGCGCGTCCCCGTACTCGGACCCGAACCCGTCTAGCGTCGATTTAAACGCCGTTCCGCGGGCGGAAAACGTGAGGGCGGCGAAACTGCCGGCCCACCCGTCCCAGCGGCGGACGCGGCCCCAGGCGGCTTCGTACCAGTTGATGAGAAAGGTCTCGCCGGCCAGGCGCGGCCACACCCAGGTGGCGAACCCGCCGAGGCGGGCGTCGGTCTTGAGGGGGGACAGGGCGTCCAGGACCAGGTGCAGGTGGTGGACGGACTCTCTGACGGACGTTTCCAGGTTGCCGGTGCCGACCCCCCAGTCCCGCCCCCGCAGGCGGGCGAGGAGGGACGCGGCGACGGCCCGGTCCCGGTCGGAGTAGGATGCCGCCGGGACGACGGTCGCCGACAGGCGGCGGAGCCAGTCGTAGTGGCGGCGGAAGGATTCGCCGCAGGAGACGGCGGGGACGCCCGACATGCCGGCGGCGGAGTCGTACCAGCGGAGGACGGCGGACACGCAGGAGACGGCGTCGCGGGCGGTCGCCCCGCCCGCCTGGAGTTCTAACCGCAGGAGGCGAAACTCGTCGGCCCACCGGGACCGCCGCCAGCGGCGGACGCGGCCGGGCGTGCGGACGACCACTCGCCGCAGGGAGTCGGCGTGGTCGTAGTCGGCCGGTTCGGCGACGCCGAGTTGCGGCGGGAGGTAGGTCGGGGCGAAGAAAGACATCGGGGTTCTCTCGGTTGATGTGGGGTAGCCGCCGCCGTGTATTGAGTCAGCGCGACGGGCGGCAGTTCGCCGCCTTTTCGGGAAATGATCTTCGACGTGACCGGCACCTAGTATTCGCCTTGCAGGTCCACCAGCTTCTCGATGACGACCTTGGTGACCGAGTCGAGCCGGTCCCACTGGATCGGCCGACAGTCCCGGATGCACTTGCCGCACAGGGGCCGGACGGGGGAGCGGGGGTTACTGCCGCAGGCGGCGCAGATCGGCTTGCCGCCTGCGTTCCGGGCCTTGAACGGGTTCCGGCCGACGCCGATAGTCTTGGTGGCCTTGCCGACGCCGGGAGGGAAGAATGCCATTGGTGATCTCTTCTGGGTTTGGTTACGGAAGTGAAGAACCGGGAGTCACCCGGATCTCTCTCATATCGGTCTCACCTGCACCTTTGCGCCCCTGAGCTTTGTACTCTTACTCTCAATACACATCTTCGGTCGAGAAAGGTGGGCTTAGCGCAAAAACCAGAGAAAAATCTCGGTTTCTGGCGTCCACTCACCTTTGCTTCGTAAGCGACTTCGGTGGTTTAACCGAGTCGTCACATCTTACGTTACGGAGGGTCGGGGGTCACTGGTGATTTTTTAACGCTGTTCGACAGTGATGGCTTAGTCACAGCGCCCGATGTACCAGCCTACCCGCCCGCGGGAGTAGACATCCGGGATTCTATAAGCGTTCTTGCCAGTTACGGACTGCGAGGACTACATTCAGTCATTGAAGACCCATTAGTCCCCCGTTACCCAGGGACACAACGCAGATGGAATGTTTTACGAACTGCCGGCCGCCCGTCTAGAGTATTCTGAAAAATTTGTCGGGATAGTCCACATATGCTAGAAATCAACGGGAAATGAGCCGCCGCAACCGGCGAATTTCTTTGTCGGTCGCGCTCCCGGCGTCGTCCGAATCGAGGGCAACCACCCACGTCTGGCCCGGCAGTGTACTCAGGTCGTCGGCCAGCTTTTCGGCCCGTACCTGGGCGGCCGGCTCGGAATCGAAGCATATGTATCGGTTGGGGAACCGGGCCAGCCGGCAGACCTGCTGCCGGCTGTACGCCGTGCCGAACACGCACACCGCTCCGGGGCCGACCCGCAGGGCGTCCAGCGGCCCCTCGTGGGCGACGACCGTCGAGCCGACCAGGTCCTCCCCGAACAGCAGGTGTTTGTGCGGCACGCTCTCCATCTCGGCTTCGGCGGACCGGTACCGGAGGCCGCGAGCGAGCGTACTCCGGGTGGTGAAAGACACGGCCTTCCCGCCGACTATCACCGGCAGGAATACCCGGTACTTGTATGTGCCGCCGCCCATCCCCACCGACTGAACCCGGTACTTGTCGAACCAGTCGGCGTCCACGTCGATCTTCCGGCCGCGCAGGTAGGCGTCGTGGGATGCCGTCAGCGGGCCGATGTCGGCCGGCGGGGTGTATCGGCGAACGACGGGCGATACGGCCGCCGTGAGGCCCGTATCGCCCTCAGAATCGCCCCGTATGGCCCGCATGTCCCGCGCGTCGATATTGCCCAGCGCGCGGGCAATCGCGTTCAGCGAATGGCCGCCGCACTTCCAGCAGTGACCTCCTAGAGTCCGGAGGCTGATGCCCATGTGAAATCCGGACGACGAGCAGAGCGGGCACCTGATGCCCAGCCAGCCGTGCCGGACGTGCGAGTCCTCCCCGCCGCGCCGGTACTCTATTCCGGCGGCGTCGAAGAGGCGGCACAGGCGGGATTCAAGGTCGTCGGACACAGATCACCCGTCGTTTGCGGTCTAGTAGGTGTCGTTTCTTAAAGGCGCAGAACCACCAGTGGTAGAAGGCGTCCTTCTCGACTTCGGGCGGCAACTGACCTCGGACGGAGTCCCTGCGGAGCTTCGCCGCCTCCTTATTGTCGCGGACGACCAGCAGCCTCCTCATGGCGATGTGTACGGCTTCGGCTTCGGAGTCGTACAGGCGCAAGGGTCCGCCGCCCCTGTGGTTCGGCACCAGGACGCTGTTCACGATGGCCGACGTAGTGCGACACAGATACCGTCGCGCGTCCTCTCCGGCGACGCCGTAGCGGACGCCGAACCATTCCGGCTTCTTGTATTTCGAGGCGATCTTGGTCATTGTCATTGTCGTGTCCTTGTTCGCCGCCGTGTAGTTTCAGGTCGGTACTACCATCAAGTGGGGAAACTCCTTGCGTATCGCCGAACGCGCCGCCTTCAGGAGTTGCCGCACGCGCTCCGAACTGACGCCCACCTCGGCGGCTATGTCACCGAGGGTGAGCGGCGGTCGGCTTCCGCCCAGGCCGTGCCGCAGGGATAATACCTGCCACCGCCGCCGGCCGTCGGCCGACGCGAGTACGGCGGCGCGGAGGGCCGAGACGGTCGCGGACGCTTCGTCGTGCCGGTCCTCATCCCCCTCCCGCGCTTTCGCCGCCTCCGGGGCGGCGTACTCGTGATCCGGCGCGTCGAACGACCAGACTGAGGGCCGGACGCGGAGCTTGGTCCGCAGCGGTACGTACCACCGTTCGTCCGTCGCCGTCTGGACTACTTGACGCAGCCGCCAAGACAGGTGGGTGACGAACTTGGCCTTGGAGGGTTCCCAGGTTACAGCGGCGCGTACGGTCGCCTCTCGCCCGTACTGTTCCAAGTCGGTCGGGGTCAGGCCGGCGGCCCTCGCCCTGCCGAAGTCTACCGGCCACGTGACCCGGAGAAGACCCACGCCCGACCCGTGGGTGTCCAGCCACGCCAGGACGAACGCCCTCCCGTCGGCGGACAGCCGCCCGGACCCGTCGTCGTACTTGCGACCGACGACCGAGTCGTCCACGTCGCCAATTTTGAGGTCGCCGTTCATGGTGTCACACCTTCGGGAAGGGCGTGGTGAGTTCGTAACTGCCGTCCGGCAGGAGCGTATCCCGATAGTCCGAGAACAGGTTGGGCGCTTCGAGCGCCAGCGTCGCCCAGATCAGGTACGCCAGCCGACGGATCTCCGGGTCGGCGTGGCGGCTTCCCCGCTGTTCGATGAAGTGGCGGGCGGCCCTCGCGTTCACCGTCACCTGAATCTTCGTCTCGGTGGCGTTAGGCAGGACGCTCCGGGCCGACTGGCGGGCGACCTTTCGCTTCTCGGTCTTCTGCCCGGCCAGCAGTCCCAAGTCCGACGTTCGCAGGTCCGGGTCGTCGGAGTTGTACTCCGGGTCGAGTCGGTACCTTTTCGCCAACGCGCTCTCGACCTTCATCATCTGATAGTCGGCCAGAACCTTGTAGTCTTCTCGACTGCGGTACACGCTTCTGAGCCACCGGAGGCCCGCGTAGATGCGCTCTCGCGGCGGCTCCGACGGGCGTTCTTCGGTCGTCTCGAAGTACGTCGCCGCGGCGGTCTCCACGTCGAGCTTCGTCCGATCCATGTACTGACGGGCCGCCGCCACTTCGTCCTCGAAGTCGGGCGGCACGACGAACTTGACCTGCGACTCGTCAACGTACCTCTGACTCAGTTGAGACGGAGAAATGTGTCGGTGTCGCACCAGTTCGTGGGACAGGCTCCGACTGACTCCGGTGATAACCAGCGTCCAGACGGCGTGTTCGAGTACCGAGAGGTGGCCCACTTCCTTGATGTGTTTCAGGTACGCCGCGTTCCCCCCCGGCCGCGGTTTGGCGAAGGACATGTAGCACACGCGGCCCCCGACTTCGGCGGACACTTCGGCCCCCACGTCCGAATCCGACTCCCACGACACGCCGTGGTCTTCCAGGAAGCGGGACAGTTCGACCGCGTCGATCACTTGGCGGTTCAAGACGTACACGCTCATGTCGGTCAGCAGGTTGTCAGTCACGGGAATCTCCGGTTATAGGATGCGGGCCAAGAAGTCGTCGAACACGGACAGGGCGTCGGGCACGTCGCCGCCGTCCAGGGTGGCGTCTAGAACCAGTTGCTTCTCCCGCAAGACGGCCACCAGCTTGTCTTCGATGGTGTCAATCGCGGTCAGGTAGTAATGATCGGTGCCTTCCGTCTGGCCGATCCGGTGAATGCGGTCCTCGCACTGCATGTGGATGCCCGGCCGCCAGTCGTACTCGGCGAAAGCGGTCGCCTTCCCGGCCGTGGCGTTCCAGCCGGCTCCGGCTGCGTCCATGTTGCCGACGAACAGTCGGCACCGGGGATTCGTCTGGAAGGTGGCCTGAATCGCCTTCCTCTTGCGGGGGAGGACGGAGCCGGTGATGAGGACGGCCCCGTGCCGCCGGAACTCGTCCCGGATGAACTCCAGGGGCTTCGTGTGGCGGCCGAACAGGAGGAGCTTCTTCTTCGTCCGCGTCAGCCAGTCGTCCGCCCACTCGACGACGGCCGGCAGTTTGAGGCGACCCACCAGTCGGATCATGTACCCCATCTGCACCAGGATCTCGGCCTTCTTCGCCCCCCGCAGTTTGTGCCGGTAGTTCTTCTTCATCCACTGAATGAAGCTGTGGTGGGCCTCCTCGTACTGGGGCCGGTCTACGATCTCCACGGGGACGACGTGCCGCCGCTTACCCGGTAAGTCTTTCAGCACGTCGGCTTTCAGCCGGCGGACCATCATGTTCATAGTCAGGTCGTGGTGCAGTTCGTCTATGTGGTCGGCCCCCTTGAACTCCCACCCCCACGGCTTCCGTTCCGGGCGGCAGTGGCGGTGGGCGAACTCCATGAAGTTCGGATACAGGTCGGGGCGGCACAGGTTTATCACCGGCCACAACTCGACCGGGCGGTTCACCAGGGGGGTGCCGGACATGGCCAGCGTGTGCGGGATACGCCTCGCCAGGTTTACGACGAACTTGGTCCGCTTGGCCGCCCGGCTCTTGAGCAGGTGGCACTCGTCGAGGACGACCAGACACGGCCGGACGCGGCGGATGGCCCTGGCCCAGGAGTGCTTCCCGTCGGGACTGCCGACGGTGTCGTAGCCGAGGATGAACGCCTCTCCACTGAGCAGGTCCACGTCGCACTTGCGGCCCTCCAAGACGGTGGCGTGAATCCCCAGGTGAATGCGGAACTCGTTCTGCCAGTTCAGCCGGAGGCCCGCCGGGCAGACGACCAGGAGGGGGCGGCCGGGGTGTAACTTCCGCAGTTCGGCGTAGACGGCGATGGCGCTCAGCGTGTTGTGCGTCACGATGAAGTCCTCCGTGACGTACAGGTTGTCGGCGGCGGCCACGGAGATACACCGACACGGCTCGACGCCGACCTCTTCTACCGCCACTATAGGACGGCTGGGATGATACTTGGCCGTTCCCCGCCTGTCCGCCTTCCGGGACAGGAGGAATGCGGGCGTACCGGCCGGCATCCGGATGCCCAGTCGCCACGAAGGAAGTCCCGTCCGCTTCTCTCCTTTGTAGGTGTACGTCGGCGACTGTCGGAGGGAAACGATCCCCGTCCCGCCGAGGCTCTGCACGATGAACCGAACGTCCTTTACCAGCCCCCGACTCGACGAATCGAACTCTATGCGACCGTCCTTCGCCCCCGCCGTCCCGTCGCCGTCCATCAGACCTTGAAGGACTCGCAGTCGGACCTCAGTAGACGAGAACAGGTACCTTTTCGGGATTCTCTTCTGGTACGACATCTTGCCGAACGCGCCGAGTTCCCTCAAGGCGGTGATGACCTTGTTCGGCCTGCCCTTTCTGACCTTTCGGGTAATCCGGTAGTCGTACTCCGAGTCTCGCTTGAGGACGTACCCGCGAGGAAGGAGGGGCGTCAATCGTTCGACGGTCTCCTGATCGGGGATCGTCACCTTCGCGCTCCCTCGCAGACACCCGTTCGCCAACAAGTAGCCTAGCAGGTACGGGTCCAGCGGCAGGTCTCCCATCCCCTGGTCGATGAACGCGACGGGACTCACCATCGGGACGAAGTGCTTCGCATTCCCGGCGGCGTCGAACAGGTCGTTTTTGATCTCCTTGAGCGGAAGGACGCGGCACGGCTGGCCTAGGAAGCGGCGCGCCGGGGTCTGGACGGCCCACAAGTGGTCGTCGCAGCAGCGGGTCGAACTGCCGTCCCGGAACGTGATTTGGTAGACCACCTTCTTCCCTTGCGGGAATACGCCGGTGACGGTCGTGGGCTGGCCGTCACTCCCGGTAACGAGGTCGCCGACCCGTAGGTTCTTCAAGAGGCGGTACCCGTGGGGGGTCATCACCTTGGTGTCGTTCGGTTGAGCTTTGCCCAGTCCCATCTCGTCCGCCAGGATCGCCCCGCCGTGCCGGAGCATTCTCAGCAGCTTAGCCACCCCCTTTTGCTGGTACAAGTACGGGACGGTGAGTAGGCCGGTCGTCATGACGCCCTCCTGACGGTTAAGTAGGTGTGAATCTGTTCGGCCGCCCGCGTGAAGCGGCGGTAGTTCCACTTCGACTTCGCCTTGAGGCGGCGGTACAACTCGGCCCTGACGTGGTACGGGTTCTTGACGTACCACGCCTTCCCCAACCGCAGGGCTTCGGCCGCCAGCCGGCGGGCCTCCGGGTGGGGGATCACCCTGGCAGGACTCACGTCGGGGTCACCGGCCGACGGGTCTTGGACTTCGACCACGTCGTGCCCGTAGTCGATCTTCACCAGTTTGCGGCGGCGGAGTTCCTTCCGCACGACGTTCAGGACGGCCCGCAGCAGTTGCACCTTGAACCACTTCGTGAAGTCCGGGGACTTGGTGGCGTCCCACTCGCGGGACGCCACGATGAAGGTCAGTCCGCCCAGGGAGATCAGGTCGTCTTCGTCGAGTCGGTAGGCGTAGGCGTATGCCCTGGCCTGCCGGTTGATGTACGGAAGTACGGTCGTGTAGTCGGGTACGGCCACGTCGTTCGCTCCGTTCGGGGTTAGGGTAAGGGAATACCCGCTAGGAATGGCCCTAGCGGGCCGTCCTTTCGACGATCTCAGGCGGCGTACACGTCGGGCGGGGTGCGCGAGCCGAGACGCCGGAACAGTCCCGACAGGCGATTGACCTTGTGGTACAGCGACCCCAACCCGCCGACGTACTCGTACACCGCCCGAATCAGGGCTGCGTCGGTCGGACCGACTTCGGACGCCCCGGCGGCGAGGATCGCGGCGACTTCGGCCGGGGCGTACCGGTTGCCGAGGGGCGGCATGATCTTGGACGGGCGGCAGGGGAGGCGGGCCGACAGTCCTACCAGCGCGTCGGCGGTCTGAGAGTCGGTCAGTCTCACCTTGCGGCGGGCCGTCCACCAGGTGGTCATCGCCGCCGCCTTGGCCGGGGTACTGCCGGCATCCAGGACTTCTACGGCCGCCGTCGCCCACGCCTCCAGGTCGGCATCTTTCGTGTGCTTCTGGGTGACGAGCGACCGGCTAGTCACGAGAGACACCAACTTGTCCTTGCCGACTCGGAAGGTGTGACCGAACAACACGTCGGCCGGCTGCCGGCCCGTGTGCGCGGACAGGACGAACAGGGTCGGCATGAAGGCTTCGTCGGACGGCGGGACGAGGACGGCCGCGAACGTCCCCTTGGCGGGGTCGGCTTCCAGCTCGATTGCCGGGGTCGCGGGCATGGCGGCCCGCAACGCGGAGATCAGGCGGGCGTGTGGGATGGCCTCGAACCGGTCTCCCTTGGCGTGGTACGTCGGGGCGGCGGCGAGCGCCTTCAACCCGCCGACGGTCGTGATCTTCTTGAGGACCTTCATCACTTCTTCCTTTTCTTGGAG